ATCAACTAAAATTGATACTCCCATTACTTTGCTTATCTTATTATCCTAATGTGTACGAATTGAGATTTTAAGGCAATAAAAAAAGACCTACTACAAGTCCTTTATTATTGCCTTTTTTGTATTACTCTTCTGTTGCTAATTCTCCAAGCCCGCTTTCTTGCAGTATATCTTTTACTGCTGGTTTCAATGTAGCTGGAACATCCTTGAATTTAGTTTTTCCAAGAATAACTCTTTGTGCAAAAAACATTGCCATCATTACTTCCCCCTCCTTTCCTGCAAATTTTACTAATATATATAAAATAAATTTAGTAAGCATATTAATACACCTTCTTTGCGAGTTCTGCAATTAACTCTTCAGTAAAGTCTAATCTATCTGATAAGGCTTTATTTTGAGCCTTAAGCATCTCATTTTCTGTAATATGATGCTCATTTGATGTGTTCGGTATTCCAAATTCTTTTTTTCTTTTATCTTCTATTTGTTTTATTTCCTCTTTTGTTGCTGCCTCTATAAAGGTTGTTCCGTCCCATTTAGCTTTATACAAGCTATTTGCAATGGAAATATCTTTATATATTATTTCTTCAGTCTTTTCATCAAAATGCCATGCATAAGGTATTTTTTCTTTATTACTATATTCAATGACTATTACAAATGCTTTTTTTAGCTTAGTTTGTTTATCAATTATTATTGCATTATGATTAGCAATAATTGTAATTTCTTGATTTTCCACTTTTTTCAACTCCTTTCAAATAAATTTTTTGTTCATATTAGGATAATAAGATAGATAAAAGAGTAATTGAATATACTCCTATTTTGAATAAAGGTTGGTCTGCTTGGAATAACCAACCACTTAGAAATACTTGTTATAAAATAGGTGGTATAGTGTTTTTAAACCTATCCTTAAATTTAAAAGAACCAAGAGCCAATGATTGGTGGATAATAACTCAAATGCCTGAGGGATTTAGACCAACAACGAACATTATGAATGTTGGGTATATATACTGTAATGGTTTAAAAATAACAATAGAAACCCACATTCATGTAAATGGTTATGTTGATATTTTGGGGTCTGGGCAATCATATAACAACATAGATTCATATGGTGCAAGTTTTGTATATTTGAGTAAATAATTTATGCTTTAATAAATTAATACCTAATCAGTAGTCCATATTCCAAAAAAATGTAAATAATCAGTTCGTAAAAATTTTGAACCATCACTTTCAGATGAATGTAACCATATATTACCGTTACTACTATCTAAAACTATTCTACAGTCAAAATGTATATTTCTTCTTGGAATCATTAATAATATATATGCAAAATTATTATTTTTTCTATAAAATCCTTCGGGAATTGTCATTAGAACATCTCCATGATTCCAATTTCCTCCTGACGGGTTAACTACTAACTGTTCATTAAAATAAACTATTTTTCCTAATTTAATTGCCCCATTTATAGTATTAGGATTATTAGATACTTCATTTTTTAATTTATTTGATAATGTAACATTAAAAAATATGGGGTCTTTGTCTACCTTATTATCCAAAAGCGTACTAATCTCATTCTTGGTATGATATAAATCATTATGATTATGGATAAGATTTGCTTTCTTATTTCCCATGTCTATTATATCTTGCTTTGTTGCCACAATGACAGTTGGATCTATCTTCAGTGTTACTACAGAAGTATTAGCTACTTCAAGCACTACTTTTACTATAAGCTCTTTTACTGTTCCGTCATTTGCAGTAGGCTTATATGTTTCCGGATATTTTGCAATTACGAGAAGATCTCCTTCATCATCAAATAACCCCACCTCTCTTATCATAAATCCGCCAGTTGTAGGAGGTATAATAGACTCTACTACTATCCAATTAGAATTATGTTCATCAATTCTTATATTTCCTACACTACCTTTCCAAACTTCATGTACAAGAGAAGTTTGAACTTCTGTAGGATTATAATAACTTCCATTACTGTCGCCAACTGCAATTTTACTAAAATTTACTTTTGTATTAAGTATAGTTGCATTTGCAATTTTAGCCTTACCTGCGTTGGTGAGCATTGTATAAAAAACTTCCGGCATTTTAACTCCTTTCTATCTTTTAGGTAATATTTCAACTGTCTCGCTTCCAGCACTATATCCTGTAGCTACATATACTGTAGTTTTATTTTCGATAACTCCTATGTTATATGGATATACAGTTGTTGTTTCTCCGCATAGTGTAACACTTCCTATATACAGCCTATCAAGTGTCTGTTTCTCAACCTTTAAATTTGCTCTAACTCCTGCAGCTAAAATATTATCTATAAGGTCATACCTTACATTTTTATCAAAGTTTTTTAAGCGTATTACTATGCTTGCAGGCTCATTTATATAGTCATATCCCTCATGTAGCCTTATAAAATTATCTTCAGTAATGCTTTTTATTGCTGTATTTACACTATCAATATCAGCATTACTCTTATTCAAAGATACTTTAAATCTTAGCATAGGTCTATATTGTTTATCAGTCAGTCCAAGTCTCTCTTGCCTTACATCATCACCTATAAGATCAAGAGCATGTCCTTGAGCATTTTTAATGCCTTGCCAACTTTCAATTTTTTCAAAAAGCTCTTTTAAAAATTCAACTTCGGGAGCAAGTATTGAAAATAGCTTGTATATATTGCTATTTTCATTTTTATTATAATTTGAAGTCAATCGTGTAATCATATTTTTTAAATTCATAATTACACCTCATTTATTGTTATATTTGCATCCAAAATTGTCGGCACTTCTTCATCAAGTAGAGTTATATTACTCTTTGCAAGACTTGCACTTGATTTCCCAATCATGATATCAACATCTTTGATATCTTCAGATAATATAGCTGATATGATCTTACTTAATATTACTGTATCACCCATATTTATTGAACGGATATACTTTTTAAACTTTGATATTACTTCCTTTTTAAGTATATCTTTATTTATAGCTGTAATATTAAATGTTATATTTATCTTTGCAAATATACTTACTTCCGTTGCCCTTGAAAACTTGATTTCATGCTTATATCCAAGGTTATCAGTTGCCATATATGATATATTGCCGTTTGTCTGTATACCTGCTGCTTTAGACTCAAAAATCGCTCGTCCTATTTCTTCGTCTGTACCACCAAGTGCAATGACTTTGATACTCTTAGGTTTCATGTTATTTTTTACTTCCATTGTGTCATTTTCAAGCACTTTATAGCCTTTTAGAGTAGGTATTTTAAGCAAATGAGCAATTATTGCATTCATTGTAGCTTTTCCACTTGCAATAAATGATAATTTATACCTTTCTCTTAGTTCGTCATCCGTCTCAACTTCTCTACCGCTTAAAAATCTTTCTGTATTATTTACAGAATCTATGTCCAACTCCGGATTGATTATGGTGTTTATAGTATTTGCATCAACATTCCCTATATCTCCAAGCTGCGTACAGATTACTTTTGCCTTTACTGTACCATCAGTTGATATCTGTACCTCTTCCACCGTTTCATATACTACATTGTTATTAGTAGCTACCTTAAAGCCTTTATATATTTTCTTACCAGCTTTACCGGTAAACTTTACTTCTCCGGTTGCCTTTAAAGCAGGGAAACGGTATATATCCGCCTTTTCACATACATAGTCAAGTGATAAGCCTTCAGCCTCGTTTAGATGCCCTTGATGATATGTTTTTTCAGCGACCTGCCATATAAGAGATAAAGACCAAGCTATCACTCTTAAAAATATGCCGAGCGGACTTCTTTCACTTAGGTTTATATCTTCTCCAAACATATTTTTTGCTCTTATAAATAGGTCATCTTCTATGTCTGAATATAACTTCCTCTTAAAGCCTTTTTCACTAAGTCCAAACACTATATCACCACCTCTCCTTGTATTTCTTCTCCGTTTTCAAGCAATCCTACAAATATTATTATTGCTTTCCTATTTGCTCTGTCTATATCCACATCAATACTTTTTATAAGATTTACTCTTTCTTCCTGTAATGCCGCCTCTGTTACGTCAAGTTTTATTCTTTCTATATCAGGAGCCTTGCTTTGCAACTCTTCATAGTCCATACCATGCTCCAGATTCAAGAAAAACTCTGTAAGTCTTGTAGTTATTGCACGTTCTACACATTGACATATCTCATCTATATCTTCTACCATAACTACTTCGCCATTTTCAATGACTATGTCGTCATCATTTATTAAAAAAGTCCTCATATCTGCACCTTACCAATAATCACAGCATCAGATATGTCAAACTTCCTTGTAGCTCCGCCTTCAACAAATTCTTGTAAAAAGCCTGCGAGTACGACATCGCCGACCTTATATGTTGCACCTTCTAAAAGTATGGGATCTTGTATTTCCGTTCTTGCTGATGTACTGCCGTCTTCATATCCCATATCAAAATATGATATTAGTTTTATAAACGGCACTACTTGTGTAACTTTACATAACATAAGTGTATTTAGTTGACCTATATGACTGTTAATACTGTTTTGAATTAATGTTGCAAGTCCCATTTATACCACTTCCATTTCCGTTATCCATTCAGATGTGTGTTTACCCTTGACTACTCGAAAATTTCCTTTTACAAGCTTTGAGTCAAGTACTATTATAGAATCTGTAAATATATTATGATTAAGTAAGCATTTAACTTTCCAGCCTTGTCTTGTTATTTTTTGACCTTCTTTTATTTCTGCAGGTTCTGGAGAACCTATAAGACCTGTAGCTCCACTTAGCACAAATCCGCTTTGTGTGCCTTTGTTGAACGCTCTGACATAGGCTCTATCCTTATCCATATAGAATTTGCTATCAGACTCTTTTACGAGCCTTTTAATTACATCTTTAAGCTTTCCCGATATAGTCTTTCCTTTTTTATATGTCACATTTTTTACAAGAGACATGTCAGCTACTGTTACTCCAAAATTAGCAATTAGATCGTTTAATATATCTTTTGTAGTTGTTCCTTTCGCATAGGTCTTGTGGACTTTTATTTCTTTCCAAGCATTAAGAGCTGTTGCCACCTTCATAGTCGTCTTTTTGTCTACAGTCTCTATAGTAGTTTTAAAACTTGCAACCACTCCGCTTATCAACATCCCGATATTGTTTCCGTAACCTGCGTTTAATATAACTTTTGTTCCTTTTTTTATATTTGCAATGCTTGCAGGAGAAAGATTATATATAGAAATCTCAGATACATCAGGCTCATTTTCTGTAGAAAACGGCACAGAAAACTCTATATCAATATCATCTGATTTATATAACTTTCCGCCAATTTGCAATGTTGCCTGTCTATCAAATAAAATCATCCAACCACCGCCAATACTATATCATCCATCTCATCCCATCCAACACGCTCCACAGTTTCTGAAAAATCATAAGGAATAAATAAAGGAATTGCAATATTAAGATAGGCTACAGATACAAACATTAGCTGAGACAGCATTATTTTTTCACCAAGAATAAGCGTAACTTTCTCACTGTCTTTGAGAATGTGTAAATCAGCTGTAAAATAGTCATATTCATCGTTATATCTTATTTCTATTTCAAAAATATTACCCCTATGGTCGTATGAAAACGAGTAGGGTACTTGATTTTTGTCAATTTCCACATACTCTATTTCTTCCAATGTCTCTATGCCTATATCTCCCATTTTATTCACCTATCTTATTCCTTTCTTTTCCAAGTTATACTTGATTATAGTAAGGGATTCACCCATCGTAACGTCTCTCAATCTTTTTTGAGAGAGTCTTTTAATTTCAGCTTCATTATATTTTTGTACTTTTTGCTTATCTACCTGCTTTTTTACAGGTACTTTTTTGCCTACACTGCTTGGCTTTGCAGTTTGGACTCTTGTTGGAGCATAGGACTTTACTCTTTTTTTAGCAGTTCTAAGTGTTTTCTTTTTGACTGTTTGCTTAGGCTTTGTTTTTTTGACAGGATCAGGTGCTTGTAGCTTTACTTTCTTACTTTTTGCCTGTTTTATTATCTTGCAGGTCATATTGAATGTAAAGCCGTTTTGAGTCTCTTTATTATGTGTTGTTGTAAGAGACTCAATGACTACATTGTACATGATATTTCTTCCGATGTATCTATATACTTTCTTACCTTGGCAATATTTTCTTAGAGTCTTCAGTTTGCTGAATGCATCATTTCCGACTATGATGCCAGATATGGTAAACGATACTGGCTTAGGTTTGACATGGTCGGATATATAGCCTATGTCTTCGACAGCCCTATTTGTAACGTCATTTTCAAAACTAACTTCTTCGCCAGTAATGGCAGAAAACTCAATATTTCCTATTTTACTTATATTCACGGTACATCCTCCTAACTTGCAAGATCTGCTTCGTCAATGAACTCTTCGAAATACTGTCTTATCTTATCTTTTGAGACATCAGCAATCTCATAAGGATTATCCGAATTTGTAGTGACATTTATAGTAGGTGAAAACACTACATGCACGCTTTTATTTGAAGAAGTTACAGGAGTTTTATCATAGTAATAATCATAAGCTTTATTGTCAAAACTCAATATATCTTTTGTTTGAGCATTTGTTTTTACTGATGAACCTCTTGGTAAATTTACAAGCTCCGGACCTTTTTCTCCAACTATTGCTAATCCACCGCCAAAGTTGTTTACACCTTTAGCAAAGTGTGGAATATCAACCCTTCGTGGACCATCTTGTGGGATTACTGTTTTAAACTTTGACTTTGACATACTTTCTTTTGCAGACTCTGCTGCTATTTTACCTTCGTCTATACCGCCCAAGAATCCACCAAGCACTGATTTGAAAAAGTCTATTACGCCTTGGAATATACCTTTTATAGTGTCTATTATGCCTGTAAATATTCCAAGAATTCCATTCCAAGCTCTTCCCCAATCTCCAGTAAATACTCCCACTAAAAAGTCTGTAATGCCTTTGAATACTTTTATTACACTTCCTATAATATTTGTCACAGATTTTATAAAGCTACCAAGTCCTCCCAATATACCGCCTAAAACTGCTGCAAAAACAGGGAGTAGGGATATAAATATCTGTTTTAAATTTTCCCATATAGCCATTATGTCCGGTACAAAGGAATTAAACTGTTCTTTTAATGAGCCTATAAACTCCAGACCCTTAGCTTTTACCACAGCCCAATTTGTATACAATAAGTATCCTGCAGCTACAAGAAGTCCTATTGCAGCTACAACAGGCAATATAGTTGTACCAAGCGTCACAAATGTAGTTTTAAGTCCTGCAAATAGCATCCCTTTTAACCCCATTACTCTTAATGCTACAAATGCCGTTCTAAGCTTAAAAAGAGAGATTATCAAAAGACGAATAAAAGGAAATACAATATTGATTTTTGATAAGAATGACAGCGTCTTTAAAAATATACTTACTCCTGATGTAGCAAATCCAAATACTCTAATTAATGGACCGATTGCAGCAGCAAGACCGATAATTTTTAATATTGTCATCTTTGTATTATCATCAAGTTTTCCAAATCTATTTACAAGTTCTGTTACATATTGTGTGCCTTTCCTAAGCTTTGGCACTAATATCTCTCCTATTTGCAAGCTTATTTCTTCAACTGCAGATTTTAACTTATTAAAATCCCCTTGAAGATTATCTTGCATTATCTCCGACTGTCTTAATGCAGCTCCTGATGCACCATAAATTGATTTAGTAAGTGCATCATAATCTTCCGTTGTAGCATTAATGATTCCAAGCATACCTGACATTGCAGTATCACCAAACAAAACATTGGCGTAATATGCTTTTTGATCTGTACTCAACTTTGAAAAGCCTCGTCTCATATCATCCATTACAGTCTTAAAAGGTTTCATCTTGCCTTGTGAGTCTGTCATTGATATGCCCAGTTTATTCATTGCGTTTTGCATCTCTTTAGTAGGCTTTACCATATTTGACATTGCCCCTCTAAGAGCTGTACCAGCCTGTGAGCCTTTTATTCCTGAATTTGCCATAAGTCCTACAGCTATAGCGGTATCTTCTATACTGTATTTCAAAGCACCAGCAACAGGAGCAACATATTTAAAAGTTTCTCCCATCAAAGAAACTTTAGTATTTGATTTACTACTTGCTTGAGCTAATACATCCGAAAATCTACCTGCCTCACTTGCCTTTAACCCAAATGCTGTCATAGAGTCTGTTACTATATCAGATACAGTACCAAGACTTTCACCTGATGCGGCAGCAAGGTTCATTACTCCGGGTAAAGCAGCTATCATCTTATCAGTACTCCACCCAGCCATAGCCATATATTTTAATGCTTCTGCACTTTGGCTTGCGGAAAACTGTGTCGTTGCTCCCATTTCTCTTGCTTTTTTCTTAAGTGCGTCAAACTCTTTACCACTTGCCCCTGAGATTGCCTTTACCTCGCTCATGGCTGATTCAAAATTCATGGCAGTTTTTATAATCTTTCCACCTGCAAGTGTGATAGGGGCAGTCATTTTTAGTGTAAGAGAGTTGCCAAGTTTATTTGCCTTTTTTGATATACCATCCAGTTTTTTAGATAGATTATCAACCGCAGTATTTGTTCTTACAAGCGGTCCGGTAGTACCTCTAAACGTTACATCAAACATCAGTTCTCTTACAGTCATTTATGACTCACCCCCTTTTTTTCAAATTTTTTGTAATTTAAAAAGACACCTTAAATATCAATTTAAGATGTCTTAAAATCTAATTTATGTTATTGTATATAACCCTTAATAAATTCATCTTTTGTGCCTAAATTAATTGCCTGATTGCAATAAAAATCTACTTTTTCAAAATCTTTTATTTGATCCAAATAAAAATAAAATAATATTTCATATGTTTTTAGATTTTGCCTATGTTCTATCAGTAATTTATCTAATATTTCTTGAGCCGACTTATAATCAGCTCTATTTAAGTAACTAAGTGATTTATTATTTTGATGTGAAACAGTATTTGAAGTAAAATATAAAATAGCAATGCCTATTACTAAATAAATTCCTTTAACAATCCACGGAATTAAAAAATTATTTTCATCACCTGCAAATATAGCAGCCATAATAAAAAAATATCCTATCCCTCTTAAGAGTGAAAAATCAGATTGAATAAAAATAAATCTGTTTTTAACTGCATCAGGAGATATATCTGTATATTTTTTGGGAATAATATCTGTTATTTTCTTTCTTCCTGTTTGATGAATTTCTCCAATTTGGAAATCATCTTTTTTTGTATTACTCCTTGTCTTTTTTCCACCACTAATTATTTTTTTTGCAGAAACAGTTGTTTTATTGTATGTTTTGTTGTATAAAACTTTCTTTGGATTTTTTAATATCCCTACACCTTTTTTACCA